ATAGACAATTTTAGTCATTTAGCATTGAGTGCTATCATCATTTCAATTAATTTATTCGGAATATACGAAACATGGAAAAAATCATCACAAAAGAACAAATACAAGACCGAGTTCAACAATTAGCAGAAGCGATATCGTTGGATCATGTAGAATCTAACAATGCATTGCCTCCGGTGATGATTTGCGTATTAAATGGTGCATTGCATTTCTTTTCAGATTTAACTAGAATGATGTCGATTCATTGTGAAATTGAATGCATTCGTTTAAAATCATATGAAGGTCAAGATAATAGTGGCGGCGTTAAAATAATCAAAGACATTGAATTAGATTTGCAAGGCAAACGAGTTTATATTGTAGATGATATTTTAGATACTGGTGCTACAATGTTTGAAGCATTGCATTTAGTTAATTCTCGCTACGCAGCAGATGTAAAAGTTGTAACATTGCTTAAAAGAAAATCTAGTCCACTTATGACAGATTTTTATGCATTTGAAATTGAAGATCAATGGGTAGTTGGGTATGGATTAGACGACAACGGAATTAAAAGAGAATTGCCAGATATTTACAGTATTAGTTAATTGGATACGATAGATATTTATAATAAAGGATCATTATGATTATCTATAAAACAACTAATTTAGTTAATGGAAAATTTTATATAGGACAAGATTCTAAGAATAATCCAGAATATTTAGGTAGTGGACTTTTATTAAATAAAGCAATTGAAAAATATGGTCGTGAGAATTTTCTTAAAGAGGTTGTAGAACAATGCAATTCAAAAGAAGAATTAAATTCTCGCGAAATATTTTGGATTTCTGAATTAAAACCTTTATATAATATAGCAAAGGGTGGTATTGGCGGAGATACAAGATATAAATTTACTCAAGATCAATATGATCAGTGGATTTTTAAGAAAAAACAAAATGTTAAAGGAGGTATGCCAATTGGTTATAAATGGGATCATCCTAGCCCTTTAAAAGGTAAAAAGCGAAAAGGCGGCACTCCGTGGCTGTGCGGCGATTTAAACCCAGCAAAACGATTAGAAGTTAGGGAAAAAATAAGTAAATCTAAACTTGGAAAATCTCGTCCTACCGAGCAATGTATACATTGCGGATTAATCGCGCAAAAAACTAATATAATTCGTTGGCATAACGAAAAATGTAAATTTAAAACAAAAGAATAACATGTATCAGGCGGTGGCATACGATAAAAAGAATAGTATCATGCACGTATGGGATGATGAGTTAGGACATCAAAAGTTTCCATTTCAACCATATGCATATTTACCAGATTCAAACGGACAATACAAATCATTAGATGGTGCAGTGTTAAATCGAGTACCGGGAAATCACAAAGACAATCGAACAGCATATGAATCTGATTTAAATGAAGAAGTACGAACATTAATTGATTTGTATTATGAATCAGATGAGCCATCGAAAGGACATCGAGACTTTTTCTTTGATATTGAGTCTGAACGTGATGAAAATGGTTACTCAACACCAGAAGAAGCTCGTTTAAGAATTACATCTATTGCATATTATGATAAAGCTGGCAATGATCGTAGAGTATTATTGTTAGATGAAGAAAAACGTGTTACAACAAATGGTTTTTCAGAAACTGATTATGAAGTAGAAATATTTCGTAGTGAAGCGGATATGTTAACTCGATTTATTAATATATTTGCAGAAGTTCAACCCACAGTAATTACAGGATGGAATACAGATAATTATGATATTCCATATCTTATTAATCGTTGCAAAAATGTATTAGGTGCACAATCAATAAAAAAATTATCGCCAGCTGGAATTGTTGAATGGAATAAGAATCGCGAGCGTTATAAAATATTTGGAGTATCGAGTTTAGATTATTTGACACTTTACAAGAAATTTACATATACAGAACTTCCGAATTATCGATTAGACACTGTTGCTAAATTTGAATTAGGTCGAGGAAAAGTTGAATATGAAGGAGATTTAAATCAACTCTTTGCAACTGATATTCATAAATTTGTTGAATACAACATGGTCGACGTAAATCTAGTTCATGATTTAGATGAAAAGACTCAACTTCTTAATCTTGCACGTACCATATGCCATAAAGGTCATGTTCCATATGAAGATGTATATTATGCATCTAAATATTTGGATGGCGCTGCTATTGTAGATTTGAAACGCAATGGATTAGTGGCACCTAACAAAGCATTTCGTTTTATTGAAGAAGAAACTCAAGCAGATGCATTAGCAGGAGCTTATGTAAAAGATCCAGTCCCGGGATTATATAAATGGATATATGACTTAGATTTAACATCACTATATCCTAGTATCATTATGACACTTAATATTTCTCCAGAAACTAAGATAGGAGTAATACGTAACTGGGATCAGGAATGTTTGTTGAAATCAGACCCGCAAGAAGTCACGTTGCTAGATGGAACTCATATTCCACACGTTAAAGCATGGTTAGTAAATAGCAACTATACGGTTGCTAGCAATGGAACCGTTTATCGAACCGATATCAGAGGGTTCTTGCCCACTATTCTAGAAAAATGGTTTGAAGAACGTGTTATATACAAAGACAAACGAGATGAGTTTGAAGTTGGGTCTGAACAATATAAATTTTATGATGCATTACAATTAACACAAAAAGTATTGCTCAATTCATTTTATGGAGTATTAGGACTTAAGACATTCCGTTTCCATGATTTAGATAATGCAGGTGCTATTACAGCAACTGGTCAAGCAGTAATTAAATTCTCTGCAAAAGTTATTAATAATCATTACGCAAAAGAAACGGGTCAAGACTATTTTACTAATGCAACAAAACATCAAGCAGAATTTGCATTTTATACTGATACAGATTCAACCTTTGTATCCAGTTTGCCATTAATTGAAAAACGATTCCCTGGATTTGATGAATCAGATGAACAATTCATGATCGATCAAACAAATGCAATTGCGTCTGAAGTTCAATCATTGGTAAATAAAATGTATGACAAATATGCCGTAGTATTTCATAATACAGAAACGCATCGTTGGCAAATTAAACAAGAATATGTTGCAAAATCTGGTTTATGGATTGCAAAGAAACGATATGCCCAATGGGTAATTTTCAAAGAAGGCAAACCTACGGATAAATTAGATATTAAAGGATTGGATGTTGTTAGATCATCGTTCCCAGAAGATTTCAAAAAGATAATGAAAGAAACGTTATGGCATATTCTTAAAGAACGAGATAAGACTCAAACTACGGATATGATTCATACATTTAAAAACAATCTCAAGAAATCACCGGTACTCAATGTAATGAAAAATTCCGGAGTAAAAGAAATATCAAAATATACTAAAAAGCGTAAACCATTTACAGGATACTTATCAGGTACTCCAGCACATGTTAAATCAGCAATCAATTTTAATGATGTATTAACAATGCATAAAATTCGAGACATTGAACCTATAACAGATGGAGAAAAGGTTAAATGGGCATATTTGTCAGATAATCCATATGGGTTTGATACTATTGCATTGCGAGGTTATCAAGATCCAAAAGTCATTGTAGATTTCGTTGAACAATATATTGATCGAAATAAAATCTTTGAAAAAGAATTGAAAAATAAATTAGATGATTTTTATGCTGCAATGAATTGGGGAGCATTTCCTGAAAATAATAATGTAGCCAAGTTCTTTTCATTTGGTAAATAAAAATAAATTTCTTATAATATAGTATGATTGGTTATAAAAGCGTATGGTTCGGTAAAGAAGTCGAAGGTCGATTTACCGATGTAGAAACAATGTTTGTTTCTGATTTTAATGAATTGTTACAAGGAAATGTGACAACTAAACCGGTAGCACACGTTTATATTTGTTCTCCGGCGACTAAGCAATTGGTAAACAATGAACTTAAAGGTTTTGATTGGGGTAATTTGTTTAATATGATGTCAGACAAACAAATTATTTCAATTGAAGTAGAACCAGGTATGCTTGAAAAGATTCCACCTATGATTAGAATCCGAGCTCATATTTTATTGATGATCAATGAAAAAGATGCTGGGCTGTTAAAGCAAACAGATAGTATTAAAGTTGTATATAATGATTATTCATTGTATTGTACGACAGTGCATAATATGCAACAAGTATTGCCAGATGATTATAAATTTGATAGATTTGAACAATGAAATATAGCGTAGTAGTAACATTTAGTGTTGAAGGCTTTCATAATTGCATAGCAGCAAAAGTTTTTTTTCCCATTGTTGCATTTTTGTCAGACGGGCTTCATGATATGTTTGGGTTCCGTTGTTACGCATATGTAACGCTTACAGATCGCGATGAAGAATTTATT